GATCCAGAAAATCTCAAAACAGATATCATTTCTTCATTGAACTCTTTTGCAAGTGGAGTTGAATTGAACAAGTTTGGTGGAAGATTCAAGTATAGTAAAGTATTGTCACTTATTGATAGGGTGGACGATTCTATAACGTCAAATATTACCACTATTAGGATTAGAAGAAATTTAGTCGCTCAAATAAATCAGTTTGCACAATATGAGATATGTTTTGATAATACCTTCCATAGAAATGAATCAAATTATAATATAAAATCCACTGGATTCAACGTATCTGGTGTATCTGGTACAGTTTACTTCTCTGATCAGTATGTGTCTGGTGATACAGGTAATCTTTTCCTATTCCAACTTGACTCTGATACTAATATCAAAATTCTTTCTACCACTTTTGGAACTGTAGATTATAAGAAAGGGGAAGTTATTATTGACACCGTAAATATCACGAGCACTGTATTATCTGACAATATTATTGAAATACAGGCGGTGCCACAATCAAATGATGTATTAGCAAGAAAAGAATTGTACTTACAATTTGATGTGTCTAATAGTAATTTTTACATGAGAGAAGATCCTATATCTTCAGGAGCGAATACCTCTGGTACAAGATATGATCCACAGTCTAGTTACACTAATGGTGCCAAAGTAAGAGGAGCAATAATAGCTAGTACATCCACAGCCAGCACACTCGTTGGATATGTGAACGGACAACCTTATTACGGTGCTTTCCACACCATGCCAAATGGTAATAAAATGACAGGTGCGTCTCATTCTCCTGATAGTTTACCAATAACAAGCACCCCCTCAAGTGCGATAGATACATCGTCAACACCTATGTCCATGACATCGACATCGACATCAACTTCATCATCAACTTCAAGTTCATCATCCAGTAGCGGATACGGATACTAATGATCCAAACATCTCTTACGAAAGTAAAAGTACATGAAATAATTCAGAGTCAGATACCAGAGGTAATTGACTTTGAAAATCCTCGCTTTGGCGAGTTCATGAAGCAATACTATATCTCTCAAGAATATCAGGGTGGAGCAATAGATATAGTTGATAATCTTGTTGAATATAAAAGTCTCGACTTCCTCAATAACGAAACTCTGATTGGTTTTACGACAATATCACAGTATGCTAATCGTAGAGATACTACAATATATGTTGACTCTACAAAAGGATGGCCAAGACAATATGGATTACTTAAGGTTAATAATGAGATAATAACATACACTGGTATAGGCAGCACATCATTCACTGGATGTGTGAGAGGATTTAGTGGTATAGAAAATAATAGAAAAACTAACAGTCCTGAGTATCTTACCTTTACACAGTCAGGTATTAGCACACATGGTGTAAATGATAAAGTAACAAATCTAAGTAATGTATTTTTAAATGAGTTTTTGAAAAAACTCAAGAAACAGATTTTACCTGGTTTTTCACAAAGAGGATTATCTGAAAAATTAGATCAAAGAAATTTCATAAGACAATCAAAGGATTTCTACAAATCTAAGGGAACTGAAGAAGCATTCAAGTTATTATTTGGTGCATTGTATGGTGAAAAGGTTGAAATGATTCAACCATCAAAGTTTGTTATTAAACCATCTGACGCTGATTATGTTGTAAATGATGTACTACTATGTGAGTTAGTATCTGGTAATCCACTTAATATATCTGGTCAAAGTTTGATACAAGAGACAACACCTCTTCAAACAAGTGGTTCAATTAATAGTGTCGAGAGATCAGTTATAGGTGGCAAATCATATTACAAGATTGCAATATCAAAAGGCACTACAATAGGTAAATTTCAACAGATTGGTAAAACATTTATTACAAACACTTCAGGTGTAGGTGCTACTGTGCTAAATGTAGATTCTACTATAGGTTTCGGAGTTACAGGCACAATATCATTTGAAAACAGAACTTTAGAGTATACTGGTAAGAACTATACTCAATTTACAGGTATTGACGCACTCACATCACCATGTGGTATAGGATCAACTGTTAGATCAGGTATAATTGCTACTTCTTATGAGAATGGTGATTTGAATGCTCCCGTAACATTCAACGTGCTAGGAGTTCTCAATAAATTTGTAGGATCAGCAATAAACCAGCAAGAAGATGCTCAAATCAATATATTACAACTAGGAAAATTAAAGTCAGATTTATTATATACAACATGGATATACAACACAGCATCATGTTATTCTGTAGAGACATTCTTCTTACAAAGTACAAATAATTACGTCTTGAAACTTGCAGCCGAACATACTTTGTATGTTGGTGATCAGATAGAAGTTATAGATCAAAATGATCCTGATAGTGTGTCATTAGGTAGCATAACATTTGTTTTTGATAAGGATAACCCAACTGGATCAGTGTCTGTGAACGTTCCAGCTTTAGATTTTGATAAAAAATATAAGATAAGAAGAAAATTAAAACTACAAAAGAATTTTACAGCTGATGTGCAGAACACATATACAGACGATACTTCTGCGTATGTTACATCCAACAGTTTACCTCATTGGACTATCGATCCACAAAAAAGAATAAGATCATTCACTAATTCTGGTATATCCACAACACAAGTAGAGATAAGTGTTCCTGATCATAATCTTCATGATGGAGACCTTGTGGTATACTCATCATCTGGTATAGGCACACTCACTAATTTAAATGAGGGTGAAGCATACTACATCAAAAAGGTAGATGATAATACTGTAAAACTTGCATACACTGGAGAGAACGTAAGAAGAGGACAATTCCTTACTGCTTTCTTTGGAGATGACATTCAAGGAAACACATCACATTCACTCACCCCATTTTCTATATTTGGATATGAATTAGGTGGTCAAAAAATATTAAGAAAATTTGACGACCCTGAGTTTGGTGATACTAAAGATAAAACAGTGCAGGGTGGTGTTGGTTTATTTGCTAATGGAGTAGAAGCATATTCTTACAAATCATCTGACATAGTTTACTTCGGTCCTCTTCAAAATGTGGAGGTTCTCAACAATGGATCTGGATATGATGTCATAAATCCACCAAGTTTATCAATCACACAAGACGGACACACAGGTGCTGGTGCGTCTGTAATAGCACAAGTAGAGGGAATATTAGAAGAAATACTTGTTGACACAGAAGGATTTGACTATGAAGAGATACCTACAGTAAAAATTGTTGGAGGTAATAATACAACAGCCATAGCAAAAGCAAAGATGAAGTTTGTTCATCAGACAGTAGAGTTTGATGCCACTTCAACAGGTGGTGTAGTCAACACTGCAACTGATAGACTTGTGTTCCCTGCTCCTCATGGATTCAAGGATGCAGAAGAGGTAATATACGATGCGAATGGAAGTAGCACTATAGGTATAGGAGTAACACCTGGCACACTTGTAGATACTGCCCCATATTTTGTTGTGAAGATAGATGATTTCCAAATTCACTTATCAGAATCAAAAACCAAGGCACTTGCTGGTATTGGTACAATACCTTTTACATCAAATGGTGGTGGATTACAAAAACTCAAGACAACAGTAAGGAGACAGAAGGTAGATAAAGTTCTCGTAGAAAATACTGGTCTCTTCAAGAATAGAGATATACGAACTGTAACAGGTATCAATACATTCACAAACACTGTGAATATATCTAATCATGGTTTTGAAGATGCTGAGAAAATCAAATATTCATCAAACCTTAGTGCTGTTGGAGGTCTTACAAACAACGCTGAATATTTTGTTGATAAGATCGATAATAACAACTTTAGGTTATGTGAGGTAGTCGGTCTCGCTACTCATGTGGAACTCAGGGACAATGGACTAGGAACACATGTATTTCAAGATCCACCTATATCAGTGGACATCAGTGGTAGACAAGGTATTTCTACAGCAAACGCTACTGCCACACCTATTATACGTGGTAACATCATCTCTGTTCATGTAAATGAGAAAGGAAGTGAATATGGATCTACTGTTATAAATGACAATTACAAACCCACCATAGAGGCGACAGTTGGTAAGAATGCGTTCTTACAACCATTTATTGTGAATGGTAGAGTTGATCAAATTATTATTAAACATGGTGGAGAAAATTTCTTTAGCACACCTGATATTATTATTTCTGGTGATGGTGTAGGATGTAAGGCAAAAGCAAACGTATCTAATGGTACTATAACCAGTATTGATATCATAGAAAAAGGTGCTGGATATTCTCAAGCAGCCACAACAGCGTCAGCTAAGACACCTGGTGAGGGTGCTATATTCTCTGGATCTGTAAAAGAGTGGAGAATCAATCAAGTAGAGAGGTATGCTAAGTTTGGTGATGTAAAGGATGACGATGGATTTTTAGAGACACCAAGAGTTGCAGAATTAGGCAACCCATATGTAAATTACTATGTTCCTAGAAACCTTAGAAACTTCTTAGGTGATTTGGGACAGGATCATTCACCAATTATAGGTTGGGCTTATGATGGTAATCCAATCTACGGACCTTACGCTGTAGTGGATGGTAGTAAGAAGTATATTGAATCAAGTTATCGTAAGTTAGCAAGTCAAAGGGTTGATGGACCTAATATCAGCATATATCCAGCTGGTTTCTTTGTAGAAGATTTTACATACGTTGAGGGCACTGGTGATCTCGATGAGCATAATGGTAGATTTGCTGCTACACCTGAATTTCCTAATGGAGTATATGCATACTACACCACTGTCAATCCTATACAAGTACAAAACCCTAATAGTCCTTTCAATGGTGTAAGAACTCCGACGTTTCCATACATCATAGGTGACACATATTACTCAAAATTACAAACTTTCAACATAGCATTTGATTCAATTCAAGATTTAGATCCAATATCTATGAATCTTGTGCGAAACACCAAACCCTATAATATTGGTGAGTATGAATTTGTACCAAACGCTAATAAAAACACGAACATAAATTCAAAAATTATCAAAACAAAAAATGGTGGTATTGAAAGAATTGATATAGTTACATCTGGTAAAAATTACAACGTAGGTGACTCACTTGTATTTGACAATAAAAATACTGAAGGTTTTGGTGCAGTAGGTAAAGTAAGTCATGTTGAAGGACCTGACATAACCAATATTACATCTACCATAACAACGTTAGAGGATGTTGTATTGATATCAAATGGAACAACGGTGACTGGTATACACACAGGTCCTCATGGTTTATCAGACAATACCGCCATAGAGGTATTGGGTATATCTACAACCACTCACTCAAATCTATCTGCTAATAAAAGAATTATAATAAAATCAGCATCTACGGGTCTTGGTATATCAATGGCAGCATCAACACTCGGTCTTACTACAAGTGTGTTGATAACTGAGTGGTTACCTGATGTATTAGGTGAATATAAGTTCAAGGTAAATGATATTGTACAAATTGGTAGTGAACAACTTAAAATTTATAATTTTGATATAAAAAATAATAGAATTGAAATGTTGAGAGCACAGAATGGAACAACAGGTGCTGCTCACACAAGTGGATCAATAATTACAAGGTTAGAAAACGAATTTAAGTATGAAATTGATAAACCTGTCAATCTGAACACACCAGAAGATATAAGTTATTATTTCAACGCTGAAACTGCTG